TCATCACCTTCCATTTCTAGTTCATCAGGCATTTCATTAATTATTTCAGCCATGCTATTCTCCTAAGTTGCGCCAAAGAACCTATCGGCGTTGTGATTGCCTTTAGATAAATTCCATACTGCTGGAACTACCTGAAGGTTTGTTAAACAGTGTCTGCCGCCCTTTGACAAAGGGTTTATGTGATCTACATGCCACGGTATTCCTGTTGATTCAGTTCGTAATGCAGACAACTCATACATCTCTTGTAAAACCCATTTATCCTCTGCTGTTATAATATCATTAACAGCTGATTTACGAGAACCGCGTAAAGCATCTTTTGCCCTATAATAAGCCTTGTTTTTTTGATACCATTTTTTATTCCTTTCAGGCCACCTTTCTTTATTATTTACATAATATTCACGAGCGTAAGCATTGCATGCTTCTTTATTTTTTTCGTGGTAGGCTCTAGATTGAGCGTTTCTCTTCTCCTTGTTTTTTTTGTGATACTCTTTCTCTAGTATAGAGAGCCGTTCTTTGTTTTTAGCATAATACTCTTTCATATAATTCGGGTCATTTCTAAGCACGTTCATACCCCCTTGGATCGTCAACCACTGCTTCTACCGTATCATCATTGACTACTCTGAATTCCTTTCCATGGATCTTAATTCTAGTACCCGCGTAAGCTCTAGTAATAATAAAGTCCCCTTCTTTACACCAAGGTCCTGTAGGAAACCTAGATGTATCTGCGTAGGCTAAATCACCTAACTGCACGACAAATAAAACAACAGTGGAGTGTTCTTGTATTTGTTTTGTGGCATCAGATTTTATAATTCCACTATCGTAGGTGTCGTCTGCCTGGGGCACCATACACAGAATGCGGTAGCCTTTAACGTTAGGAAGCTGAGCAGCTGTTTTAGCTATAGCCTCTTCTTCAGTTAGCTTAACGCCTTCTTTAGTGGATGTGTTTTTTGTTTTAATAGGAGCTCCTGAAATGGAGACTATTTTTTTGTCTGGAGTTGCAATGGTGGTATTCATTTTTTCACCACGCTGTCCGTTGGAGAAGAGTCAAAATCTTCCTCACTTTTATTGCTGGCTCTAATAGCATCACTTAACATACCCTGAACTATCATGTACCCCTTTACTTCTCCAGTAGCGGTTAAATAAGCTTCAAACTTATTAGTTCCTCTACCCATGTCTTCTAATAATGCCTTGCGCCTTTCCTCTATCTGGGTTGATAGAAGCATTAACGTTTCGTTGACCATTTTTTATTCCCTTTCGTTGAGTTTAGTTTCATCCTTGAGTTTTGTTTCTTTTACCTGAGTCGCATTACGCGCCTGAGATTCGTTTTCGCGGAGGTCTAAATCAGAGGTTTTAAGCATTAAATTTGCTTCCCTGTCCGCGTTTTTTATAAGATTTTGTTGCATTAATTTATTATCTTCTTGCATTAATTTAACTTTGTCTAGCTCTAATCTAGAAGCTTTATCTTGCTGAGCCATAGTCATGTTAATTCCTTTAGCCATGTTATCTGCAACCGCCGTTTCAGTTTTGTAGTTTAGATCTTCTTCAGCAATAGCAGCTTGAAGTTCTAGTTTAGCTCCCTCAAGTTCAGTTTTAGACACCAACTCTGTAGTTTTTATTGATGCATTAATTTCTAGTTTTTGTTTTTCTAGCTCAAGTTTAGCCAGGTCTAATTGTGTGTCTGCCTGCATTTTTTGAGCTTTTGCCTGTGCTTCCATTTGTTTTATTTGCAACTCTTGCTGTTGCATCTGAATTAATGGGTCCTGTTGTTGTTGAGCGGCTTGCTGTTGTTGCGCCTGTGCTTGTTGTGATGCCAATAACTGTTGTCCTGCTCTAGCAGATAATCGGGCCACTTCTAGTTCTACATCTTCAGGCAGATCTTCATTTGGAGCTGGTAGGGGTACACCAAGCTGTTCTTCCAATTGTTTTCTATATTGGAAAGCTAAATGTTCGGCTAAATGCGCTTCTAATGCAGAAGCTACTTGCGCAGCTTTAGGTCCTTGCCCAATTACCACGGCCATTTGTGGGTCTTGTTTAAATGCCATATGTGTAGCGATATGCGCTTGATGATCTTGATATATAAAAGCTTGTACTGGCTTACTGTTTAACATATTCATATTTTCAGAAACAGGGTCGACAGGCTTAGCTTCATCTTTATTAGGTATAAGTTTGTTTGCATTTTTTACACCTAGTACATCTAACATCTGACGGTTAAGTTCAGGTAAGTCATAGATGTCAGGGTTCTGCTGTGCCATTTGCATAACGGCTTGATACTGTACAACCTTCTGTGCCATCGTTGCTGCATTAGGATCCGCTACTGGAATAAGATTAACTTTATTATAATCGTCTTGTTTAGCGCCTGGAGTGCCTGTGGATGGATCATACTTATAATTAGGGTCAGTGTAATCTCTAATGATATTCTTAAGTAATAAGAACTCTTTCTTCATTGAGTAATACACACGAGCATTAACTGCTGACATGACTTTTAATGTTCTCTCTAAGATAGCTAGTGTTGAACCTACAGGAGAGTTAGCTGACATATCAGATACTTTCATATCTGCAGCAGAAGCAAAGCGCCTGCCTTCTTCAATTATCTTGTCCATTAATAACGCTAGTACTTGACTTGGCTCTTTATACGGAAGTGGCATTAAGTTATCACGGATAGTTCCGGAAGGGGCGTCAACATCTCGCCATTCGCCTGGACCAATTGGTGTATCGTCGCCTTTGATTCGTAGCCCACGAGCTTTAAAGCCACCGGGTAAGTTAGATAGTGTTCCTGCATCTACTAGTTGGCGCAGAAGCATAGTGCCTGATTTAGCAAAGCCCCCAATTAAATGTATTAAGCCAAAGCAGTAGAATCCAAAACCAGGGACATATCCATAATGTACAAAGTGCTCACGGCGTTTTTTCAATTTATCAACCTGATTCCAATTACGTCGAATAGATAATATCTCAGAAGTGCCTTTATCAATCGTTACAATATAGGGGCGGGCTATTCCTGTTTGTTCTCCGTCATCTTCATCTTCATAGCCTTCTAAGTCAAGGTCAACGTTCATTTCTAATATTTTATATCGATCATCGTTAGTAGCATCGAAGCCCATTTGCTCTGCAATCTTTTTCTCTACTTCATCTAAGTCATAGCTAGGTTCACCTAATTCTACATCACGATAAAAACCCATCTGTTGTAAGTTGTGGATTTCTTGTTCTGTCTTACGCATAACATGAGTTATACGCGGGGCTGTTTCTAAGTTTGATGCTCCATAAGGAACCACCATATCTTCAGCGGGAACAAATAGTGATACTTGTCTTTCTAAAGCTGGGTCATAATAAACTTTTTTAAATGCATTGCCTGCTAAGCCAAGCCCCCATAACATTCTCTCGTGCTCTGGTCTATACTCAGGCATCATATCCATGAGTTGATAGTTCATGTTTTCTTGTACGCGTTGAGCGGCTTCAATACATTCAGGAGTTTCTTTGCCAATAATAGATGTCTTCACTGGGCCTGCAGCAGGGAAAGTCTCCATCATGGTTTCAGCTTGGAATTTAACGAGCGCTTCAGAGAGTAGTGGGTGGTAGACAGCGCATGCGCCTTCCCATGGTTCACTTCTTTGTTCTATTTTTAAACCTAATAGTTCTAAGCCATCAACGTAAGTTTCCAGCCAGTCTTTTCTTGAGTTTACATCGTTAGAAAAGTCTTCTAATAAGTCAGAAGCGAGTTCTTCCATATATTTATCACTCAGTTCTTCCGCTAAGTTCTGGCTAAACTCATCCTCTTCCATGGCATCGGGATCAATGGTAATTTCCATATCTCCCGTTTTAATGGTTACCTCTTCAGGGTCAACAATCTCAATTTCAATCTCTTGCTCTTCTTCTGCGAGTTGTTCTATACCCTTAGGTGCCGCATATAACCCTTTATCTACGTCTGCCATTATCTTTTCCCTAAATTAATTCCGTAATTATAACGCATAATGTTTCTTTTGACCACGACCTCTAAACATTTGTATATCATCTTCTTCGTCACTTGGCAAGCGAATAAATCCTCCTTGCCTAAACCTTGATAATGCTAGTGTTGTTGAGTCAACCAAGTCATCATTGGCTCCACTAGGAAAATCATTACATTCTTCTATTACCTCGTGTGCCCATCGTCTATCTGGAGCCCACACAACTCCTCCAGCAAATAAGTCTGATACTGCATTTACCCTGCTTACCTTGTCTTGGCCTTTCCCTGGGGTGAATTCACCCACTGGAATACCCATTCTTCTAAACTCTTGGTAAAGAGCAGCACCGTTAGACTTTTTCTCTACAATAAAAGCGTCAGGTTCCCAATCTTTGTACTCATCTAAGCAAAGCTGCTTAAGTTCAGGGAATTCTAGCCGTTGTTTTATCGCATTCAGTAGTATTATATTATAGTTATTAACATCTT